TTTGAAATAAAGTTTTGGCGATATAAAGCAGAGGTACTAATCAACTATGTCCTTTTCATTAGACGCTAATGGTATGCCAGTATCTATTATATTTATATCTAAGCTCTTATAAGTAGTTTCTTGCTGTACCTCAGTACGCTCTACATATCCTCTTTTCTTGCCTTTTGTCTTTAGGTAAAAAATAGTACCAGCAGTATTGCCGTCTTTTATCTGCTTATGTAGTTGGCTCTCTGCAAAGTCTAAAGCTATATTTTCTATATCCTCTACAGCTTCTTTGTATATATCGTCTTGTTTTAGCCAAGTGTAATGTGTATTCCTACTTATTCCAACCGACTTACAAGCAGAAGTAACTATTCCTAAAGACTTTTCTAAAGCTTCAAGCATTGCAGCCTTTTGTATGTCATTTTTTGTACTCATATTATTTTAATTCAAATGATGCAGTTATTCTTTGTTTTGAATTAGAATTTGGATTATTATTACCGTGCAAAATACCAGTTTTAGCATTTAATCTACCAATATGTTTACAAGCCCATTCTTTTTTTCTTTTTAAAGAATGAATTAAACTTGGAGCAGATGTAACAATCGTATATCTAAATTTTTGTTTTTTATAAATTTTTCCTATTTCATTTAAAAACTTTATACCAAATCCAGCACCTTGATAATCTGGCAAAATAACTAAACGATGTACTTTTTTCATATTTTTAACTTTTGGATGAGGAAAATGCAAAACACTTAAAAACCCAGCTATTTCATCATTAATAGTAGCAATAAAAACTTTTGCAGCGTTATTGTGAGTATGACTTAAATAGTGGTGTTTAGCAAACATTTTCCAAATTGATTTATTTTTTGTTTCATATATTTTAAATTTAATTTTTGGTCTATTTTTTTTTTGCCCCTCAAGTGAATGAAAGGTCATTGTATCTGTGTCAAATATCCAATCTGGTAAGAGCCAATCTTCAACGTCTTTATGACAAGTAACGGCTATAAATTGTTTTTTTGTTTTTCTAATTGCTTTTTGCATAGCAAAAGAACCAATTTTAGCTACATTTCTATCGACCACACTTGTAAACTCATCAAAAACAAATAAATCATTTTTTTCTAATATAGCTCTTGCTAAATCTACTCTCATTTTTTGACCATTTGACAAAACAGAATATGGTTTTAACCAACTTGGTGGGCTTGAAAAACCAACAGAATTAAAAGCTGATGTTATTTGTTCAAGACTACATTCTTTTGGCATATCATCCAAAATGGTTTCTTTTTCGTATTTATAAGAAGTTACATAAACTTTTTCAAACAATTGTTTTGCTATTGTAGTTTTTCCAGTACCACTTTTACCAACTATTAATCCTATTTGCCAATTATCTGAAATATCAATATTTCCTTTAAAATGTTCTATAATATGTTCTGATTTTAAATCAAATTTTCCAATAACAGAAGCTACTCTAAAAGTCTGTTTTGGTTTTACTTCTTTTATAATGTCAAAAGTCGGCATTCGTATCCTTGTTCTATTAATTTATTATATGTTTTTTCTTGTTGTTCTTCATCATTACAAATTACCTCAATTCTATATAAATTTTCTATTGTTTCTGATAAATCTTTTAAATCTTCTTCCAACTCAGTAGCATCTTCAAAAGGAAATCCATCTAAACCCCAATCTGCTAACTCCTCAGCATCCCACTCATTAGCTAATATTTCCCAGTCGTGTTCTCCAAAGCCTACGTTATCAGCAATAATAAAACGCCTTGCCTCTTCATCTGTTAAGTCCTCAGCTCTTTTTACCCATTCTTCTGGCAAATCTTTATAGCCTAATTCTTTTAATGCTTTTAGGCGCATATTACCTCCTAAGACTATATTGTCTTGGTTTATAACCATAGGACGCAAAGCCATCATTTTAGGAAATTCCTTAATAGACTTTTTTAACTTCTCAAATTTCTCGTCTTTTATTATACGAGGATTGTTTGGATTGCTTTTAATATCTTTTAATTTCATTTAAAATATTTATTATATAATTTAACAACGTGCTTGTAGATGCATTTACCACAGTTTACATCTGGTCTGAATCTAAAGTCGTCTTGACATAGTTCAATAAATTCATTATAAAATTTAGGATCAAGTCTGCCTCCTTTCATATTGTAGATTGCCCTTACTCTTTTTTCTAACTCTTCACTCATAATGATTGTAACCTTTTTTCGTTTTCTTTTGCTAAATCGTGCTTAATTGCAACATCTTCTTTGAGCTTTAAGCCTAAATCTACTTGCATTGTATGATTACCTTTAATCTTTTTAATTGCAGAAGCCCAATCATTATTATATACCTTTAAGCTATTTTTATTTGTTGCAAGTAATGTGTAAGGGTCTATTGCCGATACCATTACTGGCTTTGCAAAGTGTCCAGCCTCAATCATTTTAAGCTCAGATTTACAGCTATTAAAAGTATTTTCTTGTAGAGGTATAACACATATTCCACAATCTTGATAATCCTTAGCATATTCTTGTATATCACTAATCTGTACCTTAATTCCTTTCATACGTTTTGGCAGCTTAGGAGTTTTAACAAAAAAAGTTTCATTATCAAAAGCATTACCTAATAACTTTAAATCTCTCAAATGGGTACTACCACCAGAATAAAAGAAAGTATCAAAGTCTAAGGATAAGTCTTCGTAAGCATATTGCTTTTCTAAAGGGTCTAAAGCATTCTTAATTATAACTATGTTTTTATTGTATGGTCTGATCTTATCTGCAAGTATCGGAGTAGTTGTCCATATTAAATCAGCAAGTTTTAAGTTTTTAATTACGCATTTTGTAAGATTAGTCTTTTCATAATAGTAGCTCATAGGATGCTTTTTGTTTAGCTCCCAATAATCGTCTACATCGCAAATCACTTTAATACCCTTAGCCTTTAGTTTTAAATAAGTTTCCTCTGGCTGCATAAGCCCAGAGATATTCCTATTGTAAACAACGTGAGTAACACCCTCAAGGTTATTAAAAAACTCATCGTCCTTATTTAAAAGCACTACTATCTCTATTCCGTAGTCTCGTTTCATCTTTGCAAACGGCATTAATAATCTATGATAGCTAACTCCGTTTATGTTTCGGATAATTACTGCTATCTTAATCTTATTCTCATACATAATCTTAAATTGTTTTTTGGCTTTTATGTAATCATCTCTTAGCGTTCTATAACCGATTGACGCACCTTTATGTATTTGCGTTAAGGTCTCACCATTACTTATGGCTCTTAGAATATTAGCATAATAGTGATTCATTCTGTTGAGGACTTCCTCAACTTCTTGATGCTCTGAGTTTTCGTTATCAAAGTAAGGATCTTGCTTTTTGCATTTTTTTAGATATTGATTACGCATAACCATAGCAAAATATCCCTTTAAGTTTTCAAGTGGTGGTTTAGACAAACATATTTCAAAAGCAATAGAGATTAGCTCCTCTGCTTCTACCTTGTTACCAGTTAGCTTTAGAGCATAATCTCTTATACTTGAATCAAAATATATGTCTTCTAATTTCAAAAGGGTAGACTTTCCTCTGAGGTAGCCATTACCTTTTTAGCTTCTGGCTTCCAAGTGTCAAGCTCAACATATGGCTTTCCACTTTTACCTACATTTACTTTTAAGTTAACCCAGCCTTTATCTTGGTGTTTTTGAATAAAGGCAATAGCATCGTCTGCTTTTAAGCTCATACTACCTACTACCCACTCTGGTGAATTAGGATTCATCTTAAACATAAATCCGTCTGCAAATACTTTTTCTTGTTTGTTCATAATTATTTATTTTCGTTTATTATCATTGACAAAAGTACAGCATAATTAGCTAAATCTAAAACGCTATCTTCTATACTTTCATTGTTTGGTTCTTTATCTGTATTGATCAAAACTCCTAATCTTGCAACTTTAGTAGCGATTAAATTTAAGCAATTAGTTCTTGCATCTCCTCCAGCTATTGCCCCAGCTAATTTAAAATTAGATAACCTATCTTCATTTGCATAGTCATCACCTTTACTAAATAATGTTTTTCGCATCTCTCCAGTCATATAACCAAAGTGTGCCATTTGTTCTTTTTTAGTCATTTATTTCTTTGTTTAATTTTATGTCTTGTAATTTCCATTCGTGTCGTCTTGCGTGTGGTATTTTATGCCTTGTCATTAAACGATTAAATAGCACATCTTTCTCAGCTATATTGCCATAGACCTCTTCGCTAATTACTTTCTTTGCTCTTATTGCAGTAACTTGATATAATCCTTTCATAAATTGTCGTGCTTTCTGTGGCATTCACGACACCTTACTTTAATATTATTTACATCCCAAGCAAGTTCAGTTCGTCTTGTCTTTTGAGCTTCGTCTACTGAAATAGTATGAGAGCAATCTAATATTACTCCATTAGATTTTAGGCAGTCGCTACAAAAATTATATCCGTACTCCCAAAATTGTTCACTTAGAGCGTTTGCCTTTGCTTCGTGTATCCTTCTATCTATGACGCTCTTTGCTACTCGTTCATCATCTGATGTATAGTAGTGGTTCATATTGTATGCAAAATTATACATATTGTTTAAAATTCTTTTAATTTTTTATCAACATTGATTTTATTTTGTAAGTTATCTATATGATTTTCAAGCATTTGAATCTTCTGCAACTGCTTTGTAAACTTATCATAAAACTCATAATTCTGCTTCTCTAAATAACAAGTATAATACATTAAACTATTAAGCTTATCAACGCTATTTTGTTTATTTTTATTTAATGGCTGCTTCATTAATTTAAGCTCTATGCTTGATATTACTTGCCTTGCCTCTTCAATTATTTTACTATCGTTAAAAGTTGTTATCTTCATTAGGTATTAATGGTTTTATGTGTTCATTTAATATTTCTTCATTTCCATAGGCGTAGGTCTTTTTATTATATACTGGGTCAAATTGATAAAATCTTTGCTTTGCCCAATCCATACTTAACATAACCTCACCAAGTTGTCCATAGTGTTTAGGTTTTACTTTGTCTACATTTATAATATATGGCTCGTGATTTTCTTTACCATTCTTATGCACTACAACAATATTTCTACCATTGTTATTCCATTCACTACCTCCCATAAGATCATAAACGCTTGGCTTTTTTACAGTTCCATCCTTAACTTGTTTAGGGTCTGGATTTTTAGGGTGTATTATTATAAAAGAGTGCATCTTATTAATCTCCATAAAGCGATTACGAATTGACAAAATCTTGCGTAAATATTCTGGTTTGGTTGGTTCTCCTTTATGTGCTAAATAATTCCAAGAATCTATACACGCTGAATTACAATCATTCTCCTTAGCATAATTCCAAAACGCTTCTGGCTCAATGCTATGTTCTGCTGATATAAACTTAAACCTATCAAGTAATTGACTTGAATGCTTACTTATTTCTTTCTCTGTTATTGTATTAGGATAACCCTTAGTAAAAGTTTTTCCAGTCATTTTGTGAAGTAGGTTGGATATTACCTCCGTATCACTTCCGTCATCAGGCATATAAACGCAATGCCTCCAATTATGATTAACCGTTAAACCCATAATTATCTCTTTTAAAAATAATGACTTACCATAAAATGGATATCCAGTTATATCTGTACAACCTCCCTTAACAAATGTTAATTGCTCATCAAAATTATTTAGCCCTACATTGCTGCCTTCTGGTATTCCGTTTTTATGTAATTCAAATAATTGCTCAAGTATATCTCCGTTAGATTTTATCATATATGTTTTCTTTTAATTTTAAAATCCGACATATTTAAAAACTTTTCTAACTTATCTGGGCGAGTAATGAATTCTAAGGTAAGAAATTTGTAATTGCTGTCTATATGAAATTGATCTTTACTTGCATTTTCTAAAGCTGTTACAATATCTGGTTTTTCAAACCCTTCTTTTAACCTTTGTCTTAATTGTTTTTTTGCTTTATCAGAAACTACCTTTGCTTTCTTTCCTAAAATTCTATTAAATATTAAAAGCAATTTTTCAAAATCAACCACATATGTATTTTCTACTTTCTCTTTTTCTTTCTCTTTCTCTTCCTGCAAGGGTACCCCTAAGCCCCCCTCTATGCCCCCCCCATAGGGGTCCTGATAGGGGTTAAGTTTTCTACCAGTAGCTGCCTCATATCCTTTGACTTGTAAATCAATAGAATGCTCTTGACTAACGTAGGCAAATTTGACCATATTAGATAATTCATTTGGTTTAATACCTTGAAATTGTCTGTCTAATAATGCCTCGATAAATTTTAGTTTGTCCTTATCATTTAGCTCATTATAAACATCATAATAGCTACGATAAAATTTGAATGCTTTGCGTTTTGTTTCTTTTTTCATTTGTTTTGTGAGGGCAAATATTAAAGATTAATACATAAAATAAAAAATATATTTTTGTAAAATGGAAATAATTTTAAATGATCTACCTAAAATATCATTAAATAAATGGTATGCAGGTATGCACTGGACAAAGCGTAAAAAGATAAAAGACAATTACACTTTAATAGTTAAAAGCCAATTTAATAAAACCCTACCAAAGACAAATACTTATAACACAGAATATCACTTCACATTTAAATCAAGAGCATTAGATGCCTCCAACTGCGTTGCTATGGTTAAGATGATTGAAGATATAATCTTTGAGAATGATAGCTATAAAATAGTAAAGAGCATACTAATTACAAGCAATAAAGGTTTAGAGGATTCAGTTAAAATAAAAGTTTATTAGGTATTATCAAATAATTGTATTATATTTGTATACATAAATACAAAACAAAATGATAAATAAAGTAAAAAAAGAAGAAGTATTAGATGCAATAGAATATTTGCAT